TCTAAAAAAGAGGTGCTGAAATGAGAACGGCTAGTTTAGAAAACTATCAAGAAAATAGAAATAAGGAATTAGCTATTGATAATCAAGCCTACCAAATACGAACAGACTTACAAAATAAAGCATACAAAGAAGAACAAGAAAGAAGAGACAAAGAGAAAGCAGACGCAATAATATTAGCAGATACAAAATGGAAGTTAGTGCGCGAGTCTCTAAATGTAATCGGTGATTTAGCCACATCGTTTGCTGGCAAGTCTGAAAAGCAACAAAAGAGAGCATTTGATATTCAGAAAGCAGCAAATATCGCAGGTGGTTTAATGGATACTTATAAAGCAGCATTAGGGGCGTACAAAGATACACCTGGAGGACCAATATTAAGAGGAATTGCTGCAGGTTTAACTGCAACAGCTGGTTTAGCTATGGTTAATAATATTCGTAATCAAGAATTCAGAGGTGGGGCTACAGGTAATATGCCATCAACTCCTTCAGGTGATAGTGGTGGCGGTAATCAAAACCAAGTTGTAACACCAAACTTTAATATTATTGGCTCACAAAATCAAACGCAATTGGCTCAATTAAATCAAGCACCGATTAAAGCATATGTTGTAGGTTCAGATGTAACTACACAGCAAATGTTAGATAAGAAAAAAATACAAAATGCCACTTTATAAGTTATAATTATATGGAAAAGTTACAGAATATAGAGCTTACAATTAAGGATGAGAAAGAGCAAGGTGTCTTTGCAATTAGTTTTGTCGACAGACCTGCCATTGAGGAAGATTTTATTTTGCTTTCTGAAATGGAAGTTGAAATGAAAGTAATCGACGAGAATAAACGTGAAGTGATTGGACTTGCTTTGGTCCCTGAGAAAAAGATATTAAGACGTATAAAAGATAAAGAATTTACAGTTTCGTTTAGTGCTGAAACAATCGCTAAGACTCAGGAACTTTACATGAAGAAATTGTACGGAAATAATGTAACAGTTGACCATGCAGAAAATGTTGATGGTGTTGCATTAATTGAGTCCTGGATTGTCGAAGATAGTAAGAATGATAAGTCTAATATCTACAAACTTAATGCACCTGTTGGGAGTTGGGTTGTAAAAATGAAAGTTTACAATGAGGAAGTTTACCAAGGTATTAAAGATGGTAAATTTAACGGATTTAGCATTGAGGGTAAATATGATGGACTAGAGCAATTAGAGATGCAAGACGATGTACTAAATGATATCAAAGATTTACTAGAAAAACTATGAGTGAAATACCATATTTTGTAAGGTATAAAGATGTAACTACATTAGATAGTACGGATAGTCTATATTTAGACGATGCTACGAGTGATGTACCAAAGAAAATATTGTATAGTGATTTCACGAGTTCTGTATCTTCTAATATCGCAACAGGTAACATAGTCTTTGTAGCTAGCAAGTCAGACTTGCCAACTGCGGTGAGTGGTGTAATAACTTTGCAAGATAGCATTACTTATTTCATTACAACAACAGTTGACTTAACAGGAGATAGATTAGTAGGCGGTCAAAATACTAGTATTATTGGTGGATCTTCTGAGAATTGTTACCTTAAATCTACAGGATTAAGTAGCTCAACGGCATTGATTACATCTCAATACTCATTACCATTACGTAATGTATCATTCACACATGGTAAAGTATTGGATTTAGATGGAGATGGAGTGAATACTGCGCTAGATTGGTTCGGTATAAACTTTGTTAATTGTGCTACAATAGGTACAATTAAGGATTATTCGAACTTTGTGATGGGAGATAGTGCTTTTCTTAATTCTAGTGGCATGTCATTTGATGGTACGATAGGTACTATTGCGTTTGGAAACTGCTTATTTGATTGTACGAGTGGTGGAACTGCAATAACAATCTTAAGTACTGCTACAATTTCGCGTAGATTTAGGATTATATACTCTTCATTCGTTACGTTAAGTGGGGAAACTAGCATAAATTTCTCAACTTCTGCTAGTGTTGGTAATGAAAGATACATATTAGATACTGTTAATTTTAGTGGTGGTGGTACATATATTACGGGTGTAGACCAAACAAGTAATAAATCTTTATTTACTAACTGCGTAGGGATACAAAATACTACTACAAGAGGTTTTTATTACATGGTAAATAACACTACAGATACACCGATTGGAGTACCTAACGTGAATACATGGGTGAAAGCACTAGGTACAACGACAGCAGATAGTAATAATTCTAAATTCACGCATACAAATAACAGGCTAACGTATACAGGAGCTTTTAACACTTCGTTCTTAGTAAGTGTAAATACAGCGGTTAGAGCTGGTGCTTCGAATCAAAACATAAGTATAGGCATAGCTAAAAACGGAACTATATTAGCTAGCTCTGAAATGACAATTAGAACATCTACTTCTAATCAAGAACACCCAGGAAGTACACAATACCAAATTGATTTAGTTACAAATGATTATGTAGAGTTATTTGTTAAAAACAATCAATCTACAGATGTTCGAGTTTCAGATTTAAATTTCTCAGTAGTTAAAATCTTAGTATAAATAAATAAATAAACCATGGAAAAAAAACCAAGAAGAAAAAAAGGATGCTTAGGTAAGGATGGAAAGTATTCCCTTGCTAATTGTGAAGAGCATAATGTACAAGGAATTGGGCGCGAGTCAGAGCAATCTACAGCGACTATCAATCACACTGTAACTGAACGAGTTATCTCTGAAGCGAGAGGGTAATTTAAAACAAAGTAATTAATAATAAGTTAACTAAGTATGGAAAAAGAAACACTTTTAAAAAAGGTTAAAAACTTTCTTATTGAACTTACAGGTGTTGAGCCAGAAGTTTTAGAAACGAAGTTAGAAGACCAAGTATTAGCAGATGGTATGACTACTATCCAAGCTGATATGTTTGAGCCAGGACAAAACGTTTTTATCGTAGTTACTGACTCTGAGCCTGTGCCACTTCCTGTTGGTGAATATGAGCTAACGGATGGTAAAATCTTAGTAGTAAAAGTTGAGGGAATCATCGATTCTATCGTTGAAGCTTTGCCTGCTGAAGAGAACACTGAAGAAGCAGAAACAGAAGTACCTGTTGAAGCTGAGAAAACACCTGAACAAACGAAAGTAAAAAAGATCGTACGTTCACAAGTTGAAGAGCAACACTTCTCCGCATTGGAAGAAAAGATTGCAGAGTTAGAAGCTAAAATTGTAGAGCTTTCTAAGGTTACTGAAGAAGTGGTTATTGAGCTAGCAGAAGAGCCAAAACCTATACAATTCAATCCTGAGAATTCAAAAACAGTTGAGCACATCGACTTGACACCTGGAAAAGCGAGAAGTATTCGCGACAACATTTTAGAAACAATTTATAAATAAAATAAACAATGGCTACAACAACATCATTAACGACTACGTATGCTGGTCAACATTCAGGAATGTGGGTAAAAGCTGCTTTATTAAGCGGTAACACATTATCTAACGGAGGTATGACTATCATGCCTAACATCGCGTACAAAGCGGTAATTAACAAATTGAGTACAGACGGTCTTTTAGCAAATGCTAGTTGTGATTTCTCTGCTACTTCAACTGTAACAATTACAGAACGTACATTAACTTTAGAGAATTTCCAAGTTAATTTATCTTTATGCAAAAAAGACTACGTAACTAGCTGGCAATCAGAAGAAATGGGATTCTCTGCAAACAAAGTTTTAGCTAAATCTTTTGCTGATTACTTACTTGCATTCGTAGTAGAGAAAGTAGCTGCTGCTATCGAGGTATCTATTTGGAATGGTGTTAATGCTACTGACGGACAAGTGGCTGGTATCATGACATTATTAACTGCTGATGCTTCTTTACCAACTGCAAACGAGGTTGCTGGTACAACTGTTACTGCTGCTAACGTTATCGAAGAGCTAGAAAAAGTGTACAAAGCAATCCCAGCTGCAGTATACGGAGCTGATGATTTGAAAATCTATGTATCTCAAAATATCGCTAAATCTTATATCTCTGCATTAGGTGGTTTTGGAGCTGCAGGATTAGGTTCTAATGGTACTGACAACAAAGGGACACAATGGTACACTAACGGTTCTTTGACTTATGGTGGTATTCCATTATTCGTAGCAAACGGATTGACTGCTAACCAAGCAATCGCTGCTCAAACTTCTAACTTATTCTTTGGTTGTGGTTTGTTGAATGATGCTAACGAAGTACGTTTAATTGACACTGCTGAAACTTTAGGTGACGATAACGTAAGAGTTGTTATGAGAGCTGGTTACGCTGTTAATTACCACTCAGTTTCAGATATCGTGACTTACGGAATCACAAACGCAGCTAATTAAAAACTAGCTGATTATTAATACTAGGGGAGGGGATATACTCCTCCCTTTTTTATAACTAATTAAAACTCAATAAGATGGCATGTGATATTGCAAAAGGAAGAGTTGAACAATGCAAAGATCAGGTCGGAGGACTTCGAGCTGTGTATTTCATCAATTACCAAATAGCTAGAGCTGACGTGACGTACGATGCTACGGATACGGATATGATTACAGCAATTACTAACGTAGATACTTTATATAAGTATGAATTAAAAGGAGCAGATAATACTTTTGACCAAGAAGTAATTTCTGACCGTAATGCTGGTACTACTTATTTTAGTCAAAAATTAAACATTAGATTAAAGCACCAAGATATTGCTACACATAAGCAAATTAAATTATTGTCTTATGGACGTCCTCACATCGTTGTTCAAACTAACAATGACCAATTCTTCATTATGGGACTTGAGCAAGGTGCTGATGTTGTAGGAGGGACAATCTCTACAGGTGGTGAGATGAAATCTGCTTCAGGATATTCTTTGAATTTCGTTGCTGACGAGAAAGTACCTGCTAACTTCTTAAATGCGTCAACATCAACTGCGATGTTAGCGTTATTTACAAGTGCGACTTTAGTTACTTCATAGTCTAAATAGTTCACTAGGCTAAGAGGGGATATCGATTAAGTTCGGTATCCCTTTTTGCATTAAAAACAAAATCTAATTCTTTAAGTTATATATACATGATAGTATTAAAACCTATAGCATCCGTTCAAGGTTTCGTAGTCACACAAAGACTAACGGATTTAAGTGCATTACCTAGAGCTAATAAACTACAGATAACAGATGAAGAAACAAACATAGCTAGGGTAATTGATTTAACAAGTACAACTGCTGGAGATTATTATGACACTATTATTATTACTATCAATCCAGCATTAAAGGAAGGACATACATATAAGGCTGTTCTTTACTATAATAGTATTGAAAATTACACTTGGAAGGGTAAAATCTTTTGTACTGCTCAAATTACTACTTCATTAGGTTTTGCAGATGTACGTGAATATAGCGTAAATGATGGAAAATATACAGAAAATACAACAACAAACCAATTTATATTAAATGACTAGTAACCACGTTATAGAATTATCTGCATATACATCTCCAGTCGTTACGGAAGACAAGCGTAATGAATGGGTAAATTATGGAGAAGATAATAATTACTTTCAATTCTTAATCGATAGATATTCTAATAGTGCTACACATAGCGCTGTTGTGAATAATATTAGTAGATTAATCTACGGGAAGGGATTGAGTGCGTTAGATGCGTCTAAAAAGCCAAACGATTACGCACAGATGCTGACTCTATTTACAGCGAATGATTTGCGTAGAGTTATCCAAGACTTGTATTTGTTAGGTCAAGGTGCTTTTCAAGTACATTATGATAAAGGTCATAAGAACGTTGTAAAGGTATATCACATTCCTGTACAGTTATTACGACCTGAGAAGTGCGATAAAGACGGAAATATTGTAGGGTATTACTATTCTGACAATTGGGAAGACCCAAAGAAGTTTGTACCTAAAAGATTTGATGCATTTGGTGAGGGTAAAAGTGAGATAGAGATATTGATGATACAACCTTATTCTGTAGGCGCAAAATACTTCAGTAGAGTTGACTATCAAGGTGCACTAGAATATACTGTATTAGAGGAGAAAATCAGTGAATACCTTATTAATGAGGTTTCTAATGGATTCAGTCCAACGACTATTGTAAACTTTAATAACGGAACACCTACAGACGAGCAGAAAGACGAACTAGCAAGAGCTACAATAAATAAATTAACTGGCTCAACGGGTAAAAAAGTAGTAGTATCATTCAATGAAGATGAAGCTAAGAAAACCACAATCGACAGCGTACCATTGAACGATGCACCTGAACATTATCAATATTTGTCAGACGAGTGCAGAAGTAAGATATTAACAGGTCATTGTGTAACATCCCCACTTATTTTTGGTATTGCTACAAACACAGGATTTAGTTCAAACGCAGATGAATTAAAGAATAGTGTTGTGCTATTTGAGAACATGGTCATTCAACCTAAGCAAAAAGTATTAATTGAAGCTATCAATAAAGTACTTACATTTAATGCTATATCTTTAGAATTAGAATTTATACCATTACAACCTTTAGATAGTTCTGGAGAGTTAACAGATAATAGTTCTAGGAGAATTATTGATGGTATTAACTCTTTATCTCCATTGGTTGCGAATAAAGTATTAGAGTCAATGACTGCAAATGAAATACGTGCATTAGTTGGATTGGCAGCAGAGAAAGGAGGTAGTGATTTACAGCCAGAACAAAGTACTTTAATGAGTGCTGAAGACCATATTGAATGGATTGATGGACATGAATACGTATTAATAGATAGTAGAGAGGTTGATTATGATTTAGAAGATGAGTTAGATGCTGAATTAGAAGCATTAAATTCACTAAAAAAAACGTTATTATCTAAGATTGTTAACCTGGTTTCTACAGGAACTGCAAGAGCTAATATAAAGTCAGAGCAAGATGGTGCTGTTTTTAAGCATAGATATAGATATGTAGGGGGAGTTTCTGATAATACTAGGGATTTTTGCAAGGGAATGATTAAAGCAAACAAAATATATCGTAAAGAAGATATTCTTTTAATGGGTTCACAAGCAGTTAATGAAGGTTGGGGGCCAGAAGGTGCAGATACATACTCAATTTGGTTATATAAAGGTGGTGGAGATTGTCACCATAAGTGGATGAGAGAAACATATTTAAAGAAGTCAGACGCTAACTCTCCACTTGCAAGAAAATACACACCTGGTGAAGTTAGAAAAGCTGGTGAAATTGCACCACTTACTGATAAAGATAAAAGTGGAAAACAAGTAAATGACAAACGAGTATATCAAAGACCTGTTGATATGCCTAATCAAGGGTTTTTACCAACAAATAAACGATTCAACTAATGGCAGAAGCATTATTAATAGGGAAAGCAGATTTGCAAGCGTACACAGCATTAAATGGTAATGTTGATACGGATAAGGTAATACCATTTATTAAGATAGCTCAAGATATTTGGGTGTTGCAATACGTAGGGACTGACTTAATGACTAAAATTAAGTCAGATATTACAGCAAGTACATTGAGTGGTAATTATGCTACATTGGTAAATACGTATTTAAAACCGATGTTAATCCACTTTACTATGGTTGAGTACTTGCCATTCGCAGCTTATTCAATTTCTAATAAAGGACTTTATAAGCATAGCTCTGAAAACGCTGAAATTGTAAGTAAAGAAGAGGTAGATTATTTGATTGAGAAAGAGAAACGTATTGCTGAAAATTACTCGCAAAGATTCTTAGATTACATATGTGATAACGAAACTTTATTTCCTGAATATCAAAGCAACACAAACGGGGATGTTAATCCACAAAAAAAGAATTACTTATCAAATTGGTATATATGATTAGAGAGGTATACAAGCCTAAGCAAAACAATATTATTAAATTAGAGTTATATCTTAAGAAGATAGAGAAAGATGGCAGACAAAAAGATAAGCGAGGTAACACCGAAAGCAGCACAACTACAAGATGATGATTTGTTGATTATCTCTGATTACAACGGAGCTACATACGACACTAAATCAGTTACAGGTGCTAATATAAGACCATTCAAAACTATAATGTTTTCTATATCTCAAAGCGGTACAGCAGCGCCATATGTAGATTGGAGCTACGAAACGGAGGTTGCTCAAACATTTACATTTGCAAGAACTGCAGCGGGTGCGTATACAATAACAGCTTCGAGTGCTTTGTTTACATTAGATAAAACATTTGCAACATTAGGAAGTGGAGGTACTCCATACGCATTATATGGAGCTACTAGATTAAGTACAACAGTTATAGCGTTCTATAGTCTTGACGCATCTACAAATGCTGGCATTGATAGTGTACTAGGTGAAACAATTTTAGAAATCAAAATAATAAAATAGATATGAGCTTACCAAATTTAGATAGATTAGTTGCTACGAAAGGAACTAAATTAGTGAATGACACAACGGAAGTAACCGCTACAATTGCTGGAATTTTCGTGTTAGAGGACACAGTTTTTAACGCTATTAAAGTAGCTGGTTCAGATGTTAAGAGTACATATATTACAACTCCTGGAACTGCCGTTAAAGCGGGTGCGTTGATTACAGGACAAGGTGTATTATTTAGTGGTGTTGACTTAACAAGTGGTTCGGTAAATCTTATCTTAGGTTAGTATGTTGTACGGATACGGATATGTAAATAATCATATGCCTACCCTGAAGGCGACAGTAATGAAAATTAGCGCTGCAGTAAGTACATTACTTACTGGCTTGTATGCTGTTTACAAAGGTGAGTCAAATGCAAACGATTCACTAGGTACGTATAACGGAACTGCACAAGGTGGATTGACTTATAGTGCTGGTAAGAGTGGTAATTGCTTTCAATTTAACGGTACAAATGCTTATATAGCCCTACCTGATAATTCTCTTAACTTGACTGGTTCAATAAGTGTTAGTCTTTGGTGGTATGTTGATTTAACAAACGACCAAGTATTTATTGGGAATAGGCAAAAAAATGGTGGGTCAATAAATCACGGGTGGCAGTTTAGATATAATAGTTCTGGTCTTATTTTTAGAGTTATGAATTTAACTACCGATACTGAATGGACAGCCTCAAACGTAATTAGTGGTGGAATGGCAGGTACATGGGTGCATTTAATGGTTGTCAAGAGCTCGTCAACTAACTTTAAAGTTTACGTTAATAACGTAGAGTACAATATGATTGGTGGTGTTTCAGCTGAGCCAGCTTATCTAACTAATCAAAAATGCACGATAGGTAATGTTTGGACTGGAACTGCCTTTGATAGCTATATGAAAAGTGGTTCAAGGATTGATGAATTAGGCGTATGGAATAAAGCATTGACGTTAACTGACAGAGCAGATTTATATAACGCAGGAGCTGGGAAGTTCTATCCAACATTTTAAACTATGAAAGTAAGACAATTAACACTAGAACAAAAGAATATCCTTATCGGCAAAGTATGGGGATATAATGGACAATTATTCAATCCTCAACTAGATGCAAACGGGGTTTGGTTTATATCCAATGAAGAGGTTAACGGATGTACTTTACAACAAGCGGAGTCTATTCCATGTGATGCGTGGTTATTGACACTTCCTGAGATTGATTATAATCCTGTAGTATCTGAATTCCCGATATAATGCAGGAGATAAGTAGTATATTAAATTCCAAGTTATCACCTATTATGATATTCATATTGGTGGTATTAGTAGTTGTATTATATTACTTTCATAAACCTATATCAACATGGTTTACTTCATTAATTAAACGTAAAGAAAAAATACAAGATATTAAGTCTTTGAAGAGTCATGATATCTTTTCAACTTTGCAACGTGTAAAGCAAGAAGCAATGTTTCTTAAATTTTTCTCTCATGGAAAATATGACGAAACTAAATCTAGAATGTCTGCGGATTTTGTGAGGTTTAAATGCGATGTTTGTTACGACAAATTTCAATCGTTTTTAGATAATGATTTTAGTAAGTTATCTAGTGATGAATTAAAGCATTTGATACTTTCTTCGCTTTGGAATATGCACGCGAAGTATGTAAATGAAATAAAAAACCATTGGCTGGAGAAGGGAATTAAACACGAAGATGTAAATTATGTAATAGAATTATTTGAGTCGTTTAGACATGGAGTTGTTATGGGTTTTCAGCATAGAGTTGAAGCTATATTTTCATGTGAACATTACGATAGTCATTTTAAAAAAATACTTGCATGTTACAATATCTTTGCATTTGGAATTGATTTACTCCCTAAAGATTTACAAGATACATTTGAATCTATTAACGGTAAATTCGCAAACATTAAATATAATTGATATGAATTTAATTGAAAGAATTAAAGCAAGAACACCAAAGAAAAATAAGCTAGGTGTTAAGATTGCTACAGTATTAGGAGCTGTTGCATTAGGTGTTGCAGAAAGCGGTGCTGTAGATAATCGACCTGTAATAAAGATTGCATTAGAGGTATTGTCAGTAAAACTAGGAGCTATCGCAGTTTATAACGCTCAAAAGGTAGAGGATGATAACAACTAAACAACTAATATCCAAGTATGGTAAGCCAAATGTAACAGGTGCTGGTTATCTAGTTACTATAAATTTACCTTATCCTATGCGTTTAGCTTGGGATTTAAATACAAAAGTATCTAGAATGAGTTGTCATAAACTTGTTGCAGATAAATTTTTAGGAGTATTTAATGACTTATTAGCTACTTATGGTTACGATAAGATAGTAGAGTTAGGAATTGATCTTTTTGGTGGCTGTTTCAACTTTCGCAAAATGCGAGGTGGTTCAGATTGGTCTCGTCATTCTTGGGGATTGGCCGTAGATATTGACCCAGCTAGGAACTTATTAAAAGAAACTTCTAAAACAGCACGTTTTGCAAGGCCTGAATACAAACCAATGATAGATATTTTCTATAAACATGGTTTTGTTTCATTAGGTAAAGAAAAGGGGTATGATTTTATGCACTTCGAGATAAAAGAATAACCACGCATACTATAGAATAGTACGTTCGACGCAATCTCAAAAGGGTTGCGTTTCTTTTTTTTAAAGTTTTTTCTTGAATTGTTATGATATTATAATAAATGTATTATATTTGTAAGGTATTAACAAATTAAAAACTAGAAATTATGATTGAATTAGTATTAGGTGGTGCAATTTACTGGGTAATTAGTCACATTGAAGAAGAACGTAAAATTAAAAAAAGATTAAAAGACGCTAAAAAGAAAGTATTTCCACAGGATCGTATCCAATATTATACAAGTCTATGAAATTAGCGAAAATGATATTAGCGATTATAGTAATAACGATTACAATACTTTTTATATTATGACAAGTGAATTAGCAAGAAAACTAGCTACAGAAGATTTAACACGTAGACTACAAAGACAGCCGTTTAACGTGACTATATTAAAAGAGTTAAACAAACGTGCAACGAAAGTACATAAGTGCCAAATAGAGGGCTTAAAACGTATGGAGTTAGAGAAACTTAGAATGCAAACAAAAGTAGGTTTAGGACATAAAAACGAAGCATATGCAACGGAATTAGAAATGTTAACTGATTTCACATGCACATATGAAGATTTAAGTCCAAGTGAAAAATCAATATACAATTTATTATGAGAAAAAAATACTTTACTTGCAGGAATAACTACCCTATGTGTATGTACCATTTAGATGAGTCTAGATACAAAATAAAAGCAAATAAGGGTAAGACTATCGAATGTAGATTTTGTACGCTTAAACGCAATATATTAGATAAAGGATTTACGCATAGGATAGATGGGAAGTTTTCATTTACACACGCAACCAAAACACAAATAATACTTAATTTTTTTAAACGATGAATTTAAACCAGTCTAATAGGCTGGTTTTTTTGTTATGCAAAACAATTGCCTAAATACGTAGTTACTTATTTGTACCAATACGTATTTTAAATGGTTGAATTTAAAGCCGAGATAATAGAACTCTATAAGCAAAGAGTTAATATTACTAAAATTGCAAAGAAAATCTGTGCAGAAAACAATCTGGAATATACAGATAGCAAAAGAAGATTAGCTTCTGAAATCATAAGCAGAGAAAAAAGTCGTGGCGTATTTGAAGAATGTGAAGCCGTTGGAATAGACCCCGAGAAAATAAAGAACTATTGGTATAAAGGTAAACACTATTCCATCAATGTTAAAGGTGAGACTGACACATTCAAATACGAAGACTTTAAAGAAGACTTTATTGCATCGGTTAAGGATATTAAACCAAACTACATTCAGATAATTCGAACGGATTCAGATGAAGACTCACACTGTTTACTGATAGACCCAGCCGACATTCACGTAAATAAGCTATGTTCTGCATTCGAAACAGGTGAGGAATACAATTCACAGATGGCAGTGCAACGTGTTAAGGATGGCGTAGCATCGATTTTAAGCAAGTCTAAAGGCTTTAATATAGATAAGATAATACTTATTGTAGGCAACGATGTTTTAAACACGGACAACACGCGAAATTCAACTACAAAATTTACCCCACAAGATACGCACATGAAGTGGTTCGACGCGTTCTTAATGGCAAAGCAGCTTTACATTGATATTATTAGCACTTTAGTAGCTATTGCAGATTTAGAAGTAGTCTATAATGTATCTAATCACGATGAAATGTCAGGGTTCTTTTTAATGGATAGTATCTATTCATGGTACAACGAACACCCAAACATAACATTCGATAGGTCCCCTTCACATCGTAAATACACAACATACGGTAAGAACTTAATCGGTACAACTCACGGTGATGGGGCCAAACAAAATGACTTACCTCTATTAATGTGCCACGAAGCTAGTCAACATTGGCACGATTGTAAGCATCGTTATTGGTTTACTCACCACGTACACCACAAAACAAGCAAGGATATCATGTCTGTACAAATTGAATCCCTACGTTCACCTAGTCCAGCCGATTCATGGCATCATAAAAGCGGGTATCAACACTCACCATTAGCAATAGAAGGCTTTATATTCCATAAAACACATGGGCAGGTTGCAAGACTTACGACTTTATTTTAAGATTATGGCAAAAGTAACACTAGAATTTGACTCAATAGAAGATAGCGAAGATTTAAAATGCGCACTATACGGATGGAAATACGCGTTTGTAATTGAAGAGCTAGACCAATACTATCGAGGGCTATATAAATACTCTGAAATAGGTAGCGAAATTGAAATGGCAGAACAAGTACGCAATAAAATTCGTGAAATAATGCACGATAATGGATTGACGATGGAATAAAAAAGTAGAAAAGGTAGAAACTTGTATAAAATTTAGGTGTTTTGTAACGTATTGATTTATATAATTTTAAAGGAAACTTGAAAAACTTGAAAAACGCTTAACTTATTGATACTCATAGAAAGTAATAAAAGGTTAAAAGTGTTTTGCTATATTACACTAAAACAATAAATAAAAAAAAAAGTCAAAAAAGTTTTAACATTTCATTTAAGTAACTGTAAGCCAGTATTTTAAACTAAAATAACTTTCATTTAACTTATTGATAATCAACTATGTTTAAGTTTATACATTTTTACAAAACTTTATACATTTTATACTTTTTATTTAGAATCAATATAAATAGCAATATTTTTTAATAAAAGTATTGTATATATAAAATAATGTAGTAACTTAGCAAAGTGTTAGGTCGGAAACCATATAAAACACTATAAGACTTTAGCCTCTTCAATTAGTAAAATTCCGACCTTGCTTTTTGGAGAGGCATTTTTATTTATTATTTATTTTATTTATTATGAAGAAAATTATTTTAACAGTAGCAGCAGTTTTAACTTTAGGTTTAACATTTGCTCAAGAATGCGATGTGAAAACAGTTGTAGATGAATACACTGGGGATAGAACTATACAAACTAGCTTTACAAAGTTATTAGTTGGAAGTTATCAAATTTATAAAAACAGTGGATATACAATGTTATTACTTAAAATCAATTGTTACAAACCACAAATAGTAGATAAAGGACAAACTGTTTATATTAAATTTGACGATGGATATGTTTTACAAGGTAGCAATACAAGTTTATCTATGTCTGAATACGATGGTATATATTACAACTATGTACAAATTATTTTAACAGAAGAACAACTAGTAAACTTTGAAAGCAAGCTAATTAATGGGATTAGATGTGGAATAAGTGAGACTGTTGTATATGCTTTCCAAGCAAAAAAAATAAGAAACAATTTTAACTGCATTAAACACACAAATTAATTATGAATATTTTAGAAAAAGCAAATGAAATTGTTAATTTTAGATCTGAAGAAAAAGAGAGACAATATGGAGATTTCCATGAAAGTATGGAACGCACCAGCAAACTAGCCTCAATTATGTCTAACAAGCTTTTAGATGTTAATGATTGTTACAATGTACTAATAGCTTTAAAGTTAGCTAGACAATCAAACTTACACAAAGAGGATAACCTACTAGATCTTGTAGCTTATGTTGGATCTTTAAATGATTACTTAAATAAATAAATTATGAATAATTTTGAAAAAGAATACAGTATTATAATTAAAAACTGTTGTAAAAAGGGAACAAGATTAATAGGCAGAAATGGAAGTGTAAGACAATTAACAGCTGTTCAAATAAGAGCTAATTTAAGCGAAGGCTTTCCTATTGTAACCGGAAAACAAATATTTCCTAGTTCTGTTTTTACGGAACTTGAATGGATGTTAAATGGATTTACTAATGTTAAATGGTTAAATGATCGTGGAGTAAAAATATGGGATCAATGGGCCGATGAGAATGGTGATTTAGGACCTGTATATGGTCACCAGCTTTTAAATTTTGCGGGAGTAAATCAATTAGCCCAGCTTTCTGAAGAGTTTAAAAAAACTAGGAATAGTAGGCGTTTATTAGTTAGCATGTGGAATCCATCTGATTTAAGTAAAATGGCTCTGCCTCCTTGTCATTATGCTTTCCAATTTGTATTAGAGAATAATATAGCAGATATTGTTGTAAGTATGCGATCTTTAGATTTATTTATAGGACTACCCTACGATATGGCTATGTATGCAACACTGCTAGTTTCTTTTTGTAAAGAGCATGATTTAACACCTAGAGAAATTATAATAAATGCAGCAAATGGACATATTTATGAAGAACATATAGGAACTGCATCTGTATATGCAAATAGATTAAAGTTTAATTTACCAAAGGTTTTAAATATTCCAGCACTATCTATTTATAAAGCAGACGGTATTGCTATAGATAGTTATGAGTACCACTCAAGATTAAAAGTTAACATAAAAAAATAAAATTTAGAATTATGAAAATGACAAATGAATTTGAACCAATAAGAGATTGGGCAAAAGCAAAAGGTATATTTGCAAAAGGTGATGTAAAAACTCAGTATGTTAAACTACAAGAAGAAGCAGGTGAGTTGGCTAAAGCTATAATTAAAGATGATAAAGAAGAGTTTATAGATGCTTTAGGTGATTGTGTAGTAGTATTAGTTAACTTAGCTAAATTAGGCGGTTACAACCTAGAAGACTGTATAAATTCAGCTTACGATGTAATAGCTAAAAGAACAGGTAAAATGGTTAACGGATCTTTTGTTAAAAATATATGAACGATAATAATTTAATGCCGTTTTGGTCGGTTAATCAGAATGGTAAGATAGACCTTAATAACTATTTATTTAAGAAGTTTTTAGAGAAATACGATTATTTTAAGAACAAACCAAACTCGAATAGCACGTTTAATATCATAAAAAAGAATGGTATATTTTTAGAGATTAAAGACGAAACAGATTTAAAGGACTTTATACTTACTCACATAGAACAAAATGATTTAGGTATCGGAGTTTATAACTTAATGTCTGGTAATCTTAAATACTTTAAACGTGACTTTCTTTCTATGATTTCTACTAAAGAGATTCAAGTAATGAAGGACGATAAAGATAATGCTTACTTTTTTTATAATAATTGTATCGTAAATATTACAAAAGATGAGCGTAAAATTATAGATTATAAAGATGTAAATATTTCTATTTGGAAGAAACAAGTAATTAACAGAGATTTTATCGAAGCAGACCATCACCAATCACAATTTAGAACATTTGTATGGAAAGTAAGTGGTGAAGATGTTGAAAGATATAATACTTTACAGTCTGTTTTAGGTTACTTACTTCATTCATATAAGACTAATTCTAACAATAGAGCTATCATATTTAACGATGAAATGATAAGCGACAATCCAAATGGTAGAAGTGGTAAAGGATTAATTTGGAATGCACTTAAACAGATTAAAAACGTGCAGTCTTTAGATGGCAAAACATTTACTTTTAATAAATCATTCCCTTATCAAAACGTATCTACTGACTGCCAAATTTTAGTATTTGACGATGTAGAACGTAACTTCAATTTTGAATCATTATTTAGTGTAATTACAGAGGGTATATGTATAGAGTATAAAGGTAAGGATGCTATACGTTTGAGTGTTGAGGAAAGTCCAAAGATTATAATTACAACTAACTACACTATTAAAGGTGATGGTGGAAGTCATGAAGCTAGGAAGTTTGAGGTTGAGATGTCCACATTCTTTAATGCAGATTATACACCAGAAATGTTCTTTAAAAACAAATTATTTAATGATTGGGATAATGAAGAGTGGGCAAGGTTTGATAATTACATGATGGAATGTTTGCGCAAATATTTGAATAATGGATTGGTTCGTAGTAATACAAAGAATTTAGAAATTAGAAAGCTAATAGATAAAATAAGCGCAGAATTACATACCTTTATACCTTCCATTCCAAACAACGAATGGGTAAATGTAAAAACCATCTATGATAACTTTTTAAACGCTTATCCTGAATTAAGAAAGTGGTATAAACAAAATAGTTTAACTATTGGTTTAAAATCGTATGCTAAACACTACGGAGTTAAATATCATACAACAACTGCTGGAGGTATAACAAAGATTATGTTTGAAGCTACTAAAAGCTATAATAATGAAGAGCAAAAGGATATTTGGGATTCACCACAATTACAAGGATTATGACAATAGATAGTATTATAGCAATTAAGAAGATAGACTCTATAATAGCTAAGTATAGAAATTCAATCGAATGGATAGGGGACAAGCATCCAAATAGAATAGATTTAATCAATAGTTTAGAAGATTCGATAGTTCGATTAAATATAGTTAGAAAGGATGTAATAGTTTTGGACACTAAAATAGAAGCAATAGAATGGATGCGAAGTTGAGCAATATTATATTAGATGCAGAAATTGAAAAGCTAAGAAATTCAATGTACGAGATAATAGATAAGTTTCCTGAACGATTGGAATCAATAGGTAAACTAAACTATGTACTAAAAGATTTAGAACACATTAAAAGACACGTTAAATTATTAATTAAGAAGTATGAAAAAAGAATTACGTTCGTACCAACTAGATTTATCCAAGAAAGCGGTTGAGATACTACGAGATAAGAAGATAGTGTACTTAGCGATGGAAGTAAGATTAGGCAAAACTTTGACTGCTTTAAATGTATGTGAGTTATATGGTGCTAAGTCAGTTCTATTCGTTACTAAAAAGAAAGCTATGTCATCTATAGAGTCGGATTATGCAAGTATGCCGTTTTCTTTTGATTTAGCAGTTATAAATACAGAATCAATACATAAGGTAGTTGGACAATTTGATGTTATTATAAGCGACGAGAATCACAAATACGGAAGTTTCCCAAAGCCAAGTAAAGGTGCAAAAGAATTTAAACAACGATACTCACATTTACCTTTAATATTCTTAAGTGGAACACCGCATCCTGAGTCGTATTCTCAAATATACCATCAATTCTGGATTAGTAAGCACACTCCATTCCATCAATACCCATCTTTTTACAAGTGGGCATCTACTTTTGTAAACGTAACTACAAAGCATTTAGGATACGGAATGATTAAAGACTATAAAGATGCAAAGAAAGAACTAATAGAAGCAGTAATTAAACCTTATATGATAACATACACACAAAAAGAAGCTGGTTTCAGTTCAACAATCAACGAGAAGATAATATACGTTGACATGAAAGAATCAACATACGCACTAATTAAACGATTAGAGAAAGATTTAATCGTACAAGGTAAGCATGAAGTAATACTAGGCGATACTTCGGTTAAATTAATGAGTAAATTACATCAATTGTATTCGGGCACTATTAAGTTTGAGTCAGGGAATACTGCTGTACTAGATTATTCTAAAGCAATACGTATCTATACAATGTTTAAGACTAGACAAATTGCAATATTCTACAAGTTTAAAGCTGAATTAGACGCATTGGAGTTTATATTTGGTGATACACTAACAACAGACCTGGATGAGTTCAACACAACAACCAAATCGATTGCGTATCAAATCGTATCAGGTCGCGAGGGTGTTAATTTAAGCCGTGCATCTTCATTGGTGTATTACAATATAGATTTTAGTGCAGTGTCTTATTGGCAAAGTCGTGACAGGTTAACAACTATGGATAGATTAGAGAACAATGTATATTGGTTCTTTGCTAAGAATGGTATAGAAGATAAGATATATAAAGCTGTAATGAGTAAAAAGAACTACACACTAAACGTATTTAAAAATGACTTCAGAAAGTAAGATACAAGCAAGCTGCATAAACCACGCTAAAAAACAAGGGTGGTTTGTGCTTAAAGTTATACGATGTAATGTTAATGGATTCCCTGACGCAACGTTTTTTAAGGATGGTAAAACATTTTTTGTTGAATTTAAAACAGCTATTGGTAAGCAATCAAAACTACAAGAATACGTTGAAAGTGAATTAATTAAGCAAGGTTTTAAATACTATCTTATCCGAGACTTAAAAGAATTTCAAAAAATAATTATAGAAATGTGATTATATTATAATAAAATAGTTATATTTGCATATATAAACAATTTAATATTTGAATTATGAGCGTATCACCTTATTTAAAAGAAAAGTTTGAAACTAATTTCGCGACAGGAGAAAGCAAATTAGTGAAAGACAAATTAAAACTAGAAAGCCTAGAAAGATTAATTAACGATTTCGATAGAATCATCAACGGAATGAATGTCGATAGCGATTTCGTTAAAGGACAACAATTAGTAATATCACTTTTAAAAGCACATATACAATGACAACTGAAGAGAAAGCAAAAAAGTACGATGAGTTAATGCTAACCATCCAAGAAATGGAACTCATGTACACAAAGGCATTGGAGAAATATCCAAGCCTTACACAGATAATCCAAGAGAAGTTAAACGTTTTAAAATTAATTAGATTATGAAGATAGTCGCAGATTTAAGTGAGAAACACGAAATTAACCTAAAGCAAATAAAAAGGCTAGGTTACATTTTAGGGGAGGAGGTAAACACCAAGCCACAACAAGTCACCCTAGCAATGGACATCTTACAGTACTTAATGTGGGAATTTAGTGAACCAGATTTAATAGAAATAATACTTAAAAACAAAGATAATGAAAGAGCATAATATAGACGCGATGAAATATCGTAAACATTCGCACCTTGCTGGTGTAGATGTGGCAATAATTACAGCAGAGAAAGGGAAGTGCGTACTTACAATCAAAGATGCATACTACTCTAAGGGTGTAGATGTATCAGGGAATAGAACGGATGGTTACTTTCTGGAGTTTGAAGAAGATGTTATGGACATGGTTTGTAATAGTTCTAATCGTAAAATGATAGCTAACAACTTGGTACTAGAGAAAGGATTATCACTTTTGGATTCACGGAACATAGGTAACTGGATTGGCACTAAAGTAGAGTTACAATTTGATGAGACAATTAGAATGATGGGTAAAGTAGTTGGAGGTATTCGAGTAAAAGGATTCAAGTTACTTCCTAACTTAGAACCTAACACACCAAACTTTGATGCAGTTAAGAAAGCATTACAAGGTGGTAACTATACAATAGAACAAGTAAAAACGAAGTATAACGTATCTGAAGCGGTACAAAAATTATTAGAAAAATGAGAACGATACTACAACCACCTAATAGAAGAACTTTAAATTTTTTAAATGAAGTTTATAGCTTAACAAATGAAAAAGAAACTTATGTAAGTTTAAATTCATTATGTAAAAAGCATCATCTAACCCCTTATAATTGCGCTACTATTGTAAAATGTAAATTAGTATCAATGACTGCAACAGGAAGTAATAAGAACTCATTAAAATATTATAAATGGGATTCAATAAAACCTAATATTAAAATGGCAGATAAATTATTAGAATTTAAT